ATTCATGTGTCTGGTGTTGATGGTAGTGATTCAACTGGAAATGGTGATTTATTAAATCCAGTTGCAACAATATCATATGCTCTAACTTTAGTAACTGCTAACAGAAATACAATTGTAATACATCCTGGAACATATACAGAGTCACCAACACTTGCAGCTGCAACAAATCTAAAAGCAGCAAATGGTCCAAATGGTTTAGCAAGTACTGGTGCAACAATTAGCGGAACATTAACAATCCCTACTGCCGCATCTGGTTCAAACGTAATGGGTCTTAGCGTAACAACTATAAATATTACAGGTACAGCTGCTTGCAATCTTACAAATGTTGTTATGTCTGGAGTTCTTACTAAGAGTTCATCAGGAACAGTTGTTTGTACTGGCGGTTCAATTGGTGGTTCAGTTAGTATAACTGGTTCTGGACAAGTACGCTTTAATGAAATGTTAAACTTGTTTACCTTAACTAACAATCATGCTTCTTCTGTTGTTATTATATTTAGTTGCAAACTTGTCCTTAACCCAGTTAACACTTTAGGCACTATGTTTATTACTACTTCTGCTATATTTGGAAGTGGAACGTATGGTGTAACAAGTGCTGGAACTGCATTAAATTTAGCTAACGTTGTTGTTAATAACATTACTGGAACTGCATTAAAAGGAATTAACGTAACTGCTGGAACCTATTCAATATCAAATGTTCAACTTGATTATGCAAACTCTCTTTTTACAGGAGCAACAGCTTCAACAAACGATGCTGATTTTCTTGAAATTAATGCAAATAAATTTGTAACAAGAACTGGTACATCTAGTGATTTTGTTAAGGGCGATGGTTCACTTGACCCAACTGGTCCAGTAGGTCCAACCGGTGCTACAGGCCCAACTGGTGCAGCGTCAATTGTGACAGGCCCGACAGGAGCTACAGGTGAAACAGGTCCTACTGGTCCTACAGGCCCTACTGGTGAAGTTGGTAGATTTACTGTATCAGATACTGCACCGACTGGCCCGCAAGATGGAGATGGTTGGTATAATTCTACTAACGGTAAAACATTTGTTTATTATGTTGATTCAAACTCAGCACAGTGGGTAGAAATTGGTTTTGCTAATCTCGGACCAACTGGTGTAACAGGACCTACTGGTGATGCATCAACAGTAACAGGACCTACAGGCTACACAGGGCCTACAGGTTATGCTGGACAAGCAGGACCAACAGGACCTACGGGTGCAGCGTCTACGGTAACAGGTCCTACTGGAGCACAAGGTGCTACAGGAGCTACAGGTGCAGCATCTACAGTAACGGGACCTACTGGATCTACTGGTCCGACTGGCGCACAAGGAGTAACAGGTGCAACAGGAGCTACAGGTGGTGGAGCACCAGGTAATATAATCCAAGTTGTAAGTGCAACCAAGACAGATACTTTTACTACTACTTCAACTACTTTTACCGATCTTACTGGATTAAGTGTATCAATAACCCCTAGTAGTACAGCAAATAAAATTTTAATTATGGTTCAATTCAACGCTCAATCTACCGTATCATTTTTTAGATTAATGAGAGATTCTACAGCAATTAATATAGGCGATACTGCATCAAGTAGAGAAAGAGTTACTGCAACAAGTTTTGACACTACTGGTGGATCTAATGATTTTGATATACCTGGATTACATATGTCATATTTAGACTCTCCAAATGCAAATACTTCTACTACTTATAAAGTACAAATAAGAAAAAGGTCTGCTGGAACAGCATATGTAAACAGAACATCCGCTGACACAGATGCAAGCACAACGCCAAGAGGAACTTGTACAATAACTGTAATGGAGGTAAAGGGATGATAGACTACGCTGCAATACTTTCTAGAAAATATTCTGAATCAGAATGGTCATTAAATGGTGATGAATACTCTGGATTAATTTGGTATAGCAATACCTTACAACCATCTAAAGCAGCACTTGATAATTTGTGGCCGGTTGTTCAAGAAGAAATTGCCGCAGAAAAAGTAGCAAAAGAAACACAAACAAATGCAGCATTAGCAAAACTAGAAGCATTAGGTTTAACAGCAGAAGATATTAAAAACATTATTGGATTGAGGTAGTACAATGATAGATTTTCCAGGTTCACCAACTGATGGTCAACAGTTTAGTGCTGGTGGCAATACTTGGTATTGGAGTGCAGCAACAGGTGCATGGTTACTAGTTGCATCTACAGCTACAGGTCCAACAGGTCCAACAGGTGCTGCCTCTACAGTAACAGGTCCAACAGGACCTACTGGGGCAACAGGATCAGGTGGAACTGGACCTACTGGACCAACTGGTGTTGGCTGGACAGTTTATCAAACAACTGGTTATATTTCTTATGCAGGTGCAACTGGCTATAACATGGCAGCTGGACAAGGAGCATTAAATAATGCTACTCCACCAACAGCTTCTGGTTCAGGATTAAATATTGCAATTGGCGCAGACTCAATGCAAGATATTACTACTGGTGGTTACAACCATGCATTTGGTGTTCAAACATTGCGTGATGTTACAACTGGTGCAAGAAACGTAGCAATAGGATTCCGTGCACTTGGTGGTAGCGATTTCTTTGGTAGTGGTTTAACAACTGGTGTTCGCAACATGGCAATTGGTCACTATTCATTAGGTTTAACTAATGGTGACAAGAACACAGCAATTGGTGAAAACGCAGGATTCTATAATACAACTGGTAGTAGTAATACGATGATTGGCTCATATGCAGCAATCAGTCTTAGTACTGGTGATAATAACGTAGCAATTGGTGCAAATGCTATGTATTCTAATTCATATCCAGGATTTGGAACTATAACTGGTGATGGCAATGTCGCTATTGGTAACAATACACTAGGCAAGTTAACAAGCGGTGGTTATAACACAGCAATTGGTACTCAAGCAATGTATTCCAATACAACTGGTTCAAGTAACGTAGCAATTGGAAACAATGCTTTATATACAAATAGTGTTGGCAATGCAAACGTAGCAATAGGCATTGAAACTTTATATTCGTTTAACGCAACTGGTATTCCACCAAACGTTGCCATTGGCAATAAAGCATTATATTCTACAACAACTGGCGGTGGAAACGTAGCTATTGGTTACTATGCTGGAAAAGACAATACAACTGGTTCAGGTAACGTTGCAATTGGAATTAGTGCATTAGAAAATGCCACTACAGCAGGTGACGTTGTTGCTATTGGTAACTTAGCCGCAGAATTAAATAATGCAACTGGAATCACAGCTATTGGTTATTGGGCTCTTAAGGCAAATACAACTGGTAATCACAACGTAGCAGTAGGCTATGCTTCCATGTATTCAAATACCATTGGTGATTCTAACACTGCAATTGGAGAGTATGCATTAAGGTCAAATACTACTGGTACAGACAACACTGCAATGGGTTATTATGCATTAAATGCTAATAATGGTGAATTAAACACAGCAGTTGGACACCTTGCTGCATATAGTACAACTACGGGGATACAAAACACTTCTCTTGGTGCAAATGCTGGCAGAGGAAACACAACAGGAAGTAACGTAACATCCATTGGTTATTATGCAGTGCCATCTAGCACAACTGTAAGCAATGAGTTTACCCTTGGTAATGCTTCAGTCACTAACCTGCGTTGTAATGACCAAACCATTTCATCACTGTCTGACGTTAGAGATAAAACTAATATTGAAAACATTCCAGTAGGATTGGACTATATTAAAGCAATGCGTCCAGTTATGTTTGATTGGAATCGTCGACCATTTATAACTGAAGATGGCGATGAAATTATTAATGAAGTTTTTGTTGGAAGAAAAGACTTTGGTTTTATTGCTCAAGAATTGGATACGGTTCAAGAAACGTTTGGTTATTCAGACCATACAAGACTGGTTCATAAAGAAAACCCAGATGCATGGGAAGCAGATCCTATGAAGACCTACCCAATTTTAATTAAAGCAGTACAACAACTGTCAGAACTAGTAGAAACTTTGACACAAAGAGTGGTAGAATTAGAATCTGGCATTACTAGTTAAGTAAGCAATTACGAGGGAAACAAATGAAGCAATTCTTTTTTATGGCTGGGATGCAACGTTCTGGCGCAACAATACTTAGTGCAATATTAAATCAAAATCCAGATGTGTGGGTTTCGCCGGCAAGTCCATTATTTAGAATGATGCTTACGCAAACACAAAGTCACAATGAATTAGAAAATTTAGATTACAATAGAAGCTTTGCAATAGATGACACCATTGCAACCATTCCACACGCGTTTTACCAAGACAAGTCAGCCAAGTATATTATTGATAAGAATCTTAATTGGCCAAACCCGCAAGGTATAGAAGTCATAGCTAAATATATAACTAAGAATATTAAAATAATATGTCCAGTAAGAAATGTTTTAGATGTTATAGTTTCATTTGACACAATCATTAATGCTCATCCCGATTCTAAAAATAATCAAATGGATGAACAAGTGTTAGCTTCAACGTTTTCCCATATGCCATTAGCAGATAGAAGAGCAGACTTCTTAATGCGCAATGATAAAGATGTAGCTTTAAGTTTAAATTTTATGAAGCATGCCGCAGTACCAGAGTATCGTCACATATTTCATTTTGTTGAATATGATGACTTTATAAGTAACCCAGAACAGGAGATTAATAAAATATATGACTTCTTGGAAATTCCGAAATATAATCACAAATTTGAAAACATTACTGACAGCTCAGGCATCTCGAGAGAATCTCTTACAGGCATCAAGGATCTACACACGATTCGACCCCAAATGCAAAAGCTGTCTAAAAGACCGCAGGACGTGCTCTTGCCAGAGACGATAAAGAAGTATTCAGGATTGGAGTTTTGGCGTGAACTTAGATGAACTCTTAAACGAATATAACTTTCGTAAGTGCCGTGGTCCAGAGAACGCAACACCAGAAGAACTAGCAGAAGCCTTTGCTTTCTTCTGTGAAAACTATGCATTTATTAAACATCCTAACAAAGGACGTATTCCTCTTGTTCTAAGGAACGCGCAAAAAGAAACTGTTAAAGTATGGTTAGGTGAAAGATATACTATAGTTCTTAAAGCACGTCAGATCGGATTCTCTACACTGGCTGCAGCGTATGCCTTCTGGATTACCTTCTTTTGGCCAGACAGATTTGTGGTCATGCTTTCAAAGACTGAACGTGAAGCTGCAAAACTTTTATCTAAAGCTAAATATATCTACAAGTTCTTGCCAGACTTCATAAGATTATCTGGTCCAGAGATGCTGCAAAATAACGTTCTTAAGATGTCATTCGGTAACGATTCCGTAATTGAATCAATGCCATCTGCTAATGAACCTGCTCGTGGTGAATCTGTATACCTAGCC